ATTCGCGAAAACCTGCGGGCGACGTCGCAGAATGCGGCGCGCGCATACACAAAGACGGACGATCCCTACGAACTCGCCATGCCCTTCAACGAATTCTGCTTTGCGATTCAGACCAAGGATACCTCGCGCGCGCTGTATTGGATGGCGTGGATTCTCAAATACGCATCGGTGCAAAAAAAGATATCCAAGCAGACAGTGGCGTGCGGTGAGCGCTTTCTGGACCGCATTGAAAAAAAGTATGCGCGCAACATTGTGTGGATGTTCTGGGATGTCCTTCTCTCGAAAGCAGAGACGCCGCACGTGGAAGCGCTCATGCGACTTTATTGTCTGCGATGGGATCCCGGAAATTCAAAGTCAAAATTGCCGCTCCTGCTGAATGCAGTCGTGTTTGTGACAGAGACGTTGGATTTGGCAGAACCGCCAAAGCGCAATGAAATGGAGATCGGACTCATGCTGCAAAAGATTCCGCAGTGGATCGAAACAATTCAAAACACAAAGAACACTTTTTCTTCGAGGTCTTAAGTAAATACATACATGGCGCACATCGGAGACTCACAAAAAGTGCAGATTTCGGCGTTCCAGGCGCTGCTCTTCTACATCCTCGTCAACCCTATTACATTCCGGGTGGTAGACGGTCTCATTGCGCAAGTCCTGGGACCCTACACGTCGCTGCGCGTCTACGAAAACAACGCGCCGACAGGGTTCGGTCTTCTGCTGCACTCTGCGGTCTTCTTTGGCGTGACGCTGGGACTCATGTATATTTAATTTAAGTACATCGCGACACTATATGCAATGCCAACCCGCCGCTTTCAGGTGACGCGACTCACGACGTATCCCTACGCCCTGCCGAAACCTATCGCGCACTACAAGGCGCACATGGTCTGGTCGGGCGTCCTGCAAGTGAATACGACAGATAAGACGTGCCGCAAGTATTCCCCAGAGTTTGACTTTACGACAGAAAACCGGGCACTTGTCGTCATGGAGGAAACGCCCTACCCCAACCATCTCTCGCACGTTGATATGGTCGAAACGTCGAGCATCACTGTCTACAACAAGCACATGTGGGCAGAAAACGATCAACTGTTTATTGAACTCAGATAAGAAGTCGCGCTCGGGTCGGTGGTCTCGACCCATTTGGGCATCCACATGTGCGGAATCACTTTCGCGGCATTTGAATACTCTGCATTGAATATGGATTTATAGTATCCTGCTTCGTCGTCGCGCGCATACCATTTTTGAGTCGAACCGTCCGTGTTGACGCCGTCGCTGAACGCTTCCTTGCGGCGCCACAGCACGTCGGGAGGCAGTATCTCAGACAGTTCAAACGCCTCGCGAAGGATCGCCTTTTCGATGCGGGAGTGGGATGTGCGGAGTTCGACGGGAACGGACAACCAGGTTTGGACGACCTGCTTATCAAGGAAGGGCGTGCGCGCCTCGAGACCGTGCGCCGCCATGCAGCGGTCGGAGCGCAGAACGTCAAACATGTGGATTTCACTGAGAAGGCGCAGAGTTTCTGCATTAAAGTGGGCGTCTGTGGGAGCGTTGCGCATGTAGAGGTATCCCCCGCCAATCTCGTCGCTGCCGTCGCCGTTCAGAACGACTTTGCAGTCCGTGTTCTCCTTGATATAGCGTCCGAGCAACCAGTTGCCCACGGACGCGCGCACCGTAGTAACATCGTAGGATTCAATGTCACGAATGACCTGGGGAACGACTTGGTAGAAATCTTCGGGCGTGACAACGATCGCAGTGTGCGAGGATCCAATATAATCAGCAACCTTGCGGGCGTATTTGAGGTCGGGAGACCCTGCCATCCCGATACTAAATGTCCTAAGTTTAGGCGCGCCGCGGGGGCGGAGTTCGGAGGCGGCGATGGCAGCAACGAGACTGGAGTCAAGACCGCCGCTGAGGAGGGCGGCGATGGGGCGCTCAGTGTTCATCACGCGTTTCTGCACTGCGCGAATGAGAGCATCCCGCAAGCAGTAGTGCGATATGCGGGGAGTGCGGAACGAATCGAGAGATACGATGCTCGTCGTGTGAAAGCGCTTGGCGTCGTGAAACGCACCGTTGCTGCGGTGATAGACTGCAATTGTTCCGGGTGGAAAGGGGCGGATGTTTGTCGCGCCGCCAGGAAATCCCTTGACTTCGGAGGACCATAGGTGAGACGATCCTTCGTATCTGGCGTGAAAGAGCGGGCGGACGCCAAAGGGATCGCGCCCGATAAATACAAAGTCGCGCGCAATATAAATCATCGCAAAGACTCCGTCGATTTCGCGGCACGCGTCGGCAAACCCGATCTTTTTGATGAGATCCAGCAGGATGCCGCAGTCCCCGTCACCAGACTCGGAGAGGTTGTATTTTTGGCGGAGTTCGACGTGATTGTAGATCTCGCCGTTGCACACGAGTTTGCAGTCGTCTTCATTGACAAACGGTTGGTCTCCGCCGTCGCCGAGACCGTTGATGGCTAGGCGTGTGAACCCGAGAGATACGCCAGAGTAATACTTGATGGTGCAATACTCGGGTCCGCGATTTCGGAGGGCGTCGATGCAGTAGGGGAAAGATTCAGAGTGAGGACCGAGACAGCACCAAATTCCGCACATTTGTGTGTTTAAAGTCGATCCTAGTAAACCTCATAGACTGATAATGATTGAGAACCTGCTGTATACTGCTCTCGCAACCCTGCTGGTCATCATAATTTTGCACGTTGGGGTGTTTTGGGTCTCGCGGGTAATTCAACCCCCGAAACCGCGTGTGGTCTACATGCAGTCGCCGCTCCAATACAACACTCTGCCGCTGCCCGCGCCCGCACCTGCGCCGCTTTTGCAGCAACCGCCTCCGCCCCCGCCGGCACCGCCGGCACCCGAAATCAAACTTCCGACGTATGATTCTCCGCCGCCTACGGCAGCAGCAGCAAAACCCATGCTGCCGTCCCTGCCGCCTCCGATCGAGACGCGCGACGCCTCGCGGTCGCCGCCCCCAGCGTCTTAAATGCAGTCCGCGTATTAAAGTAAAGTAAATGAAGCGACTGCAGACTCTATACCAGTGGGATCCCGAAACGCGCATGACGCGTCAGGCGACGAAACCTATTCAGGGTCACACTGTGCGAGTCCCGCAGGGCGACGGAATACCCGGGTGGTTGTGCTTGACGCGCAGCGATCCGACGCCGGTCGCGCTATGGGTCCCGAGAAAGGCGAATGCGAAACCGCAGATATTCCGGATCGCGATGGACGAGCGGTGCTTCGAGGACAGTATTTTGCGCGTCGAGTATACACCCACACATCTGTATATTGCAGATGTGTGGATGTGGAACGGTATAAAAGTTTTCAACAGGACGTCTTTTGCGTGGCGTCAAACGTTTCTTGCCGAGATTCTCCCGCTGGTATACACGTCGTGTCCCGGTTTCGAGTCGAGGGCAGTCGAGTTGCGGACGGTGGACAATCTAAAGAAGGATATACGCGGATACGAATATTATAGCGACCGCATTGCTGAAACGGGACTGTTTCGGGTGGAGGACGTTCGTGCGCCCTCCCCGCCCCCTCCTACCGATCGGTACCGGATTATGACGACAGATATTCCCGACGTCTATAAACTCGAACGCGACCTTGGATACTTGCGCGTTCGGACGCTCGAATTATCGCTGGTTTTGCGGACGATGGGATCCTCCTTCTATTTGCGGTGCGTGAAAAATCCCGAGGACGATGATACATGGACGCCCGTAATAGAATCTCGCGAGAATACAAATACAAATGACAGATGAACTAGTAACAGGAGGTCGTCGTTATAAGCACCGACGGAATACTCGCTCACGCCGCGTGCGCCGCGTGCGCCGCGGAGGAGGGTATGGTTTTGGAGGGTCCATCCTTTCGGACGCGGGAGGGGCGAACGCGGGGGCGGCGCTGTGGGATAGCAAACCCGGATCGTGCGGGACGGGCGGGGACGTCGTGAACCGCGGAGGAAACAACACGCTGGCGGGCGGACGCAGGCGGCGGCGGCAGAAGCGCAAAGTCACGCGGCGGCGGCACCGCCGGCACCGCGGAGGCAACCGATTGGCGCTCGTCTCTCCTCATGTCGGATATGGATACACCGGCACCGGCATCGCAGGATTTACCGACCCGACACCGAACGGCGGAAATTCTGTCGTCGTGTAAGTAATAAGAGGAGTCACAAATGAAGACAGATACAGTCGTTGCAGCAACGATGCTTTTGATCGCTGTCGTGTTTCTCGTCCAGCGCAAAGTCGGATATCTTGCAGTCTGGTTGCTGCTCATTACCGTCGTGATTGGTTACGGAGTCAAGATGCCGCTAACGGGCGCCGTCGTTCTGGGTGTGGGAACGGTGGCGGCAGTCGTATACATCTCGGGAGAGACGCTCAAGGAAACCTATCAAAACCCATCCAAGAAAAACAAAAAAAGCAGCAGCAGCAGTGAACTCGAAGAAGAAGAAGAAGAATCCAAACCAAAGTCCTCGGCGCCAGAACCGTCATCGGGCGAGCACCACCTTGATGCGGGCACCACGATCCTGCACGCCTTCCAGAAACTGAACCCCGAACAGGTTCTGCAGATGCGCGACGATACCAAGGAACTCATGGAGACGCAGAAGCAACTTGTGGAAACGCTCTCCTCGCTCGGACCTCAGGTGCAGCAGGGCGCGGATCTCGTGGAGAGTTTCAAGCACATGTTTTCCGGAAACCTACCCGAGGTTCTTGGGCAGTGAAAGTAGACGCGCGCCGGCAGCGTAGCGAAACAGGCGGTGTCGCGGATCCTTTGAGCGAATTGAATATTCCATTCCGAGAGCAGCATTGGTGACGATGCGCCACCCCATAATTGTTGTTCCGAGATTGTAGTGCTCTACAACCTCGAACCAGCGACGGACCGACGCCACGATGACGTTGAGCGTGTTGACAATGTAGAGAACAAATGAAAACGTGGAGATTTCGTAGGAACCCCCAAAATAAATATACCAGTGCGGAACCAGCATCCAGGTGATCCAGAAGAGACAGTGTAGCGCGGGTTGGAACCAGAGCGCGGCGTGAAATCCGGCGCTCTCTAGCAAGTTTTTGGGTTGAACCCGGTTGTCCAGATCTATATATTTCCAGATGATGCTGCCGTGATTAGTTGGCGCCTCCGTCTTCATCCGATTCAATTACGATACCTTCCGAAGGAAATTCGGTTTCTTCAAACGTCTCGGGGTGAATGTAAACCCACCTCTGCGACCCCGGAAACACGTGCTGCAAGAGTTCAAGCGTTATTTTGTTTCCGGGGTAAATGAATTCCTCCATCTCGTAGGTCTTGTCCTGCAGACTCTTTGCGGAATCGTAGCACCCGATAAAGAACCACGGCGGTGGGGGCGGACGACCCATACTAAGTGCAGCAGTGTTTTCTGCGCTGCCGCTGGCGTGGTGCACAACCCGTTTTACCAGCGTGTTGGAGTACGTCCGGGTCTCAATCTTGAATGAAGCAGCGTCCTCCCATGTCGAAGTATACGCCGGAAGCGTTTTTACAGTCTTCTTGCGAGGACAGCAGAATTCGCGGAGGTATATCCACCCCCGCAGTCCGTAATAGATAACTTCGTTCATTATTATGAATTTGAACGAACGGTGCGTTTAAAGGGAACTCATGACCGTCCGGTCGATTTCGAGACCCATCGCGATGGACGTGCCGAGCGCCGTGACGATAAAGGGTGTGGCGATGAAGACCCACGAAATAATACCAAGGTCGAGGCGGCACAGGAGGTCGAGAACAAAGACGGTCGCAAGTCCAAATACGCCCTTGACTGCGAAGGTGACCCAGGCGAAATCGGCAGCGTCGAGACCCAGTTGGATCGCGACGTAGAGGGCGTAGAGCAGTGCGGGCGGACAGAGGTTGTCGATGAATTTCATTTTCGGTGTTTGTGTATAGTCTATAAAAAATGAGCAGCACTTCCCTGATTGAGCAAGTTGTATCGATGACTGGAGTAACGTCCGAGATTGCGAAAAAGGTTCTGGAAGACAACGGGAACGACGTGATTGCGGCAGTCGACGCGCTGTCTGTCGCGCCCGTAATTTCGGGGACGCGCTACATCCCCCCATCCCCGAAAATCGACGATGGGTTGGACGAGGAGACGCGAGAGAAACTGCGCGACGCGAGGGCGTTTGCCGACGTTCTCAACGCTTCACCACGAAACGACCTCCGCGGAAAGGCTGCCTCGCACTACCCATCTGTGAGTGCAGATTTTGCGAAGGGGCAGCAGAAAGAGACTGCCTCTCTCCAGTAGACGAAGACGAGGACGAGGAGTCTTCTTTGGGCGGCGCATAGTGAATGGCATATTCGACCATCTTGTGCTCCATGTCGCGCGCATCTTGGAAAATGTTCATTCCGTATGTCGTATCATACGCCTGCTTTGAATATCTCGCATACTCTGCCGGGTCGTCGAGTTTCTCGAGGGCGCTCGACCAGTCGTCAAGCGTGAAACTGTCGCACGCCATCTGACTCTCGCCGATCCACTCTTGCATGCCCTCGGTGCTCCCCGAAAGGCGCGCTGCCGGATTCTTGCGGTCCATGGGTTTAGAATACAGGACGGGAATGCCGTTATACATTGCTTCGAACGCCACGCGCCCCCAACTCTCGTAGAGAGACGGCGTCACGAGAATGCGCGTCTTGGCGAGGACGACGCGAATATCGTCCTGAATGTCCATCCACTCAATGTTGCGAATGTTTTCGGGGACGCGAATGACATTGTAGTAGGGGCGGACTGCCAGGAACTTGCGATGAGGATGAGTTTTCGCCAATTCAAGGAATAACCCGAGTCCCTTGAGCGCATTTGCGTTAATCATTGTAATGCATTCGCCGGGCGGGAGAGTGTCGCGCGGGTGCATCCTGAGTTCGTGTTCGAGCATGATGGGGCGAATGGTATCAAACGCCTTGAAGAACGTGGGATTCAGAATGAGGGGTCGCGCGTGGTCGGTAATGTGCTTTGAAATCACCCAAATAAACTCCGCCCAGTCGTATTTGACGGGACTGTTTATATATTCCAGATTCTCCCCAAAGTGCATGTTGATGATGAGCGGTTTTCGGAACTGCCCGTTCAACCTCCGGACGGTGGGGAGAAAGGGGTAGTGCGGGGTAGACCATACGTTTGCAGTATTCAGTTCGCGCTCGGCGTTCGTGTAAAATGTCCAATTGAACCCGCGGTAATTTCCTTGAATCGGCGCATTTCCGCGCCGAATGGTCACAAAGTGAACGGTGTGACCGAACGACTGTAGAATTTTTGCCAGAGCAATGTCGTGAAAGAACGCACCGCATGGGTCTGGCATATATTGTGCGAAAAAGACGACCTTCATCGCAGCGAGTATTGTAGTTAGTTCTGAACGGATTTCTTGTAAAGGAGACGCGTGGCATCTCCGCCGCGCGACCAGGACTGCACAAAGTTATTGACGTCCTTCATTTCTGCTTGGACGCTCGGGAGTTGGGGATCATACTGGTTGGCAAAGAACTTGTCGGTGACCGTCGAGCACTCTTTCGGCGTGCGGATCATGGCGCTCTGGATCAACTGACTCTCAATGTCCTTGTTTGCTGCGGACGGACCGCCGCCCAAATTGGGCGTCGTCGCCCAGGGACGGGCGAACGTCTGCTGGTGTCCCTTGACGCGCTGCGTATTCACGTCTCCCAGCAACAGACGCGAATACAGATCCGTATCACACCCGCCTGCTGCCGTATTTCCAAAGTTTCCGGTATAATTCATCGTGACAAATTGAGACGCCCACGACGCTTTGGGGTCAAAATCCTGGCACCCGGCAGAGGGTTGGGCAGTGTTCATGTAGTAACTCTGCTGCGCGGCGTTGTCGCGCACGTCGTATTCCGCGTGCTGAACGTCGTTTTTGGGACGCGTGGGCGCATAAAACCACGACGTCGGGTTTAGCGTCTGGGGTTCCATACTCGTCATCTTTCTTCTTATTCACCTGCTCACAAATTGTTCTTCTTCTTTTCCTCAAAAACGGAAGCGTACCCCGTTTTCAAAGTGTCTGGCATTGATATAGACAGGGGAGATGCAACCGTGCGATTGGATCGACCACGACGACTACTCGGGAAAGTATTGCATAGACGTATACGGGCGCAACGATGACGAGGAATGTATTCTGCTGCGCGTGCAAGGGTATAAACCCTACCTCTACGTCGGATACGATCCAGACCTACAGAAGAAACTCGTGGGCGTCGTGAGCAGGTGCACGCTCACGGAGCAGCACAAGTATGACTGCTTTGAAGGTTTCAACGACTACAAGACGACGCACGTGTGGAAGGTCGAGGTGGATTCCATCAAGGATTATCGCAACCTGTCCAAATACGTCAAGGAAAAGTGCAAAAAGGTCTATGAAGCGAACCTGCCGCCGCTGCTGCGCTTCTACCATGACCACGAGATCCTGCCCGCCTCGCCGCTCTCCTACATTTCCTCCGGCAAACTCAAGCATTCTGAACTCAAAGCGTTCCTCGTGCACGTCAGCAACGTCAAGAGCGACCCCACGCGCGACATTCCCCTCAAGATATCCGCATACGACATTGAGTGCATGTCCAAGAGCGGTCAGTTTCCGGTCGCAAAAAAGACGTGGGACTTTGTCCTGTCGAAAATCCAGAAGGATCTCGAGGACGCGCCCGAGGACGAGACATATGCGGCAATCTTCCGCAAGCGCCTCGAAATGGAGGGACTCGCGAAACCCCTGAATGTCGAGGCGTTTGTGCGCGCCAACCACGTGGCCATCGAAACCGGCAACTGGGGAGTGGTGGAAGACGAACTGCGGCGGGCGTGCGGCGGAAATATTGGCGACCCCGTCATCCAGATCGGCGTCACGTTTCGCTGGTCCAACAACATGCTCAAATCCGTCAAGCGCAAGGTCTTTGTCGTGGGAACGGTCGCGAAATCCACGGACGACTGTGAGTATGTCGGGTTTCCGACGGAAGCAGATATGATTGAGGGGTTTGAGACCTGCATCCAAGAAGAGAACCCGGACGTCATTTGCGGATACAACACCTACGGTTTCGACGACGGGTTCCTCATGACGCGCGCGGTCCTGAACGGCGTGAAACTGAACTTGGCGCGCGGACCCGTGTGGAACCGTAATCCCGACGACCCCCTCGAACACAAGACCTTTGAACTCGCGAGCGGCAAGTATAACGTCCACTACATTCCCACACCCGGTCGTCTCACGATTGATCTGCTGCTCAACATGCGCCGCGAGCACAATTTGGATTCCTACACCCTCGACAATGTCGCGTCCAACTTTCTGCGCGACAAGGTCGTCAAAGTCGAGAGCGAGGTCATTCACACCAAGACGACGCGCGGTCTCTACGTCGGAAACTATATTAAACTTGACCTCGTGGGAAACACGATGAACCCCTACAAGGACGGCAAGAAGTTCCGCGTCGTGGCGCTGACGACCAAGACAATCACGCTCGACGAGGCGATTGAAGCGCCTGCCGACTGTGCGATGGAGTGGTCCTTTACGAAAGACGACATTCACCCGCACGACCTCTTTCGCATGCATGAAGGAACTGCCGACGACCGCGCGACGATCGCCAAGTATTGTATCCAGGACTGCGATCTTGTTCTGACCCTCATGGCGAAACTGGACACGCTCGTCAACGCCCGCGGCATGGCAGACGTCTGCTTCGTGCCCCTACAATTCCTCTTCCTGCGTGGTCAAGGAATCAAGATCTTCTCGCGCGTCGCCTACGAGGCGTCCAAGCGCAACCAAATTCTCATTACGCAGCAGTCCTACGACGGTGATACGGGATACGAGGGCGCGATCGTGATTTCGCCCAAGATCGGCATGTATCTCGACACGCCCATCGCCGTTCTGGATTTCAACAGTCTGTATCCCTCCTCCATGATTGGCGAGAACCTCTCTCCCGACACCTTTGTCTGCATGAAGACCTACAACAACGAAGGGCGTTTGCTCTCCTACGAGGGACTCGCGCCCGAAAAAGTCAAGGGTATTCTCAACTGCCGCGAAGTCACCTACGACCTCAAGAATGACGACGGCAAGATTACTGGACGGTGCACGTGCGTCTACGTCCAACCCACTGCAGACAATCCTCTGTCAGTAGGTCTGATTCCGACGGCGCTCGAGATCATGCTCAAGAAGCGCAAGGAGGCGCGCAAGAAGATGGAGGATTCAACGATCGACGACGCGCAAAAGTCGGTCTACAACGGTCTGCAACTCGCCTACAAGGTCGTTGCGAACTCGATTTACGGTCAGATGGGGTCCAAGACGTCTGCGATCCGCAAGATATGCGTAGCAGCGTGCACCACCGCCGTCGGGCGTCGGCAACTACTGTTTGCGAAGGAAACGGTTGAGAAAGAATACGGAGCAGACGTAATTTATGGCGACACGGACAGTATATTTATTAAATTCCCCGGTAAAACACTCGTCGAATCTATAAAAGCAGCACAGGATTCTGCAAAACTCATTACATCCCTCTGCCCGCACAAG